TGCATCTTCAAAATTTATCCATCTTCTAGGTAAACCAGAAGCATCTAGTGCTAGGACGTTCATTACATCTCCCTGTTTCCTTCTTCTAAAGTATTTATTGGTGGTGATAGTAGGATTCGAACCTACGATAACTTTCGTATGAAGAAAGCGCATTACCACTTTGCTATATCACCATTCTTGGGGTGTTAGATGGGGAACGATCCCATACTATTGCTTTCACAGAGCAATGTGCAGACCACTACACTACTAACACCATAGAACTGGCAGGGATACTAGGATTTGAACCTAGACTAACAGAGTCAAAGTCTGCGGTGCTGCCGTTACACTATATCCCAACAGTTTGGCACCCCATGAAGGAATCGAACCTCCACCACGACGTTCGTAGCATCGTATGATCATCCATTTCACCAATGGGGCATTGTACAACAGGATTCGCTTTTTGCTTTATTTCCAGTAAAGTTATTTTTGATTGCTGAAAGAATCCTAAAACTGGTGCATCGTGACAGATTCGAACTGCCGACCTCGATCTTGTAAGGATCGCCTTCTACCACTGAATTAACGATGCGAAATTTTGTTTTTGGCTGTCCAGGTAGGGATCGAACCTACGACATCCTGATTAACAGTCAGGCGCAACTACCAGCTGTGCTACTGGACAATAACCTTGGTACCTATGAGTGGGAACGATCCACTGACCCTCGCCTTATCAAGACGATGCTCTACCACTGAGCTACATAGGTGTTGGTGGGTGGTGATGGTAACGCTCCACGAACTCGACTTCCTATCTCTTAGAGTAACGGTTTTACAGACCGCCGACAGGGGCACCACCCATAAACATATTATATGGTACACGGTACGGGAATCGAACCCGTCTTCTTACCTTGAAAGGGTAATGTCCTAACCAATAGACGAACCGTGCATCTCACAAATTTTTAAAGAACAATTCAAGAACTAACAAGGAACTGACTGTTACATGATGCCGAAGTCATTGCTGCATCAAACCCTTGCTCAACTCATTTCTGAGACAGATCGCTCACTTCTGTTTTATTTTACAACAAAAATTCCTTCTTCACTGTAGAGCCGAACACGTTTATTGAGTTTTTCAATCATTACATCTTTACCAAATGCTGCATAACCACGCTGTCGAAATTTTGCATCTTTCATACCAACAGCAGTTTGATTACCAACTTTATACATATTGAAACGACCAAGATAAACAATCATATTTTCTCCAAAATATTAAAGAACCTCAACAACAAAACGGTATTATATCTAACTTGAAAATTAAAGGCAAGCACTTTTTTACATACCCCTACACTTTGTAGGGTTATTCATAACCCTGGCAACAGTAGGGTTATTGGAGCACGCAGTAGGAATCGAACCTACGAACATCTGTTTTGCAGACAGCTACCTTACCATTCAGTCATGCGTGCATCATTTCAAATCTTTTATTATCAACCACAACATAAACATAAGAACCAACACTACGATTGCCCCATGATGTTCTCCTTTTAAAAAGTGGTACTCCCGACAGGATTCGAACCTGTATCATCCCCTCATCTAGAGGCATCGCCGAGGTATAAGCTCGGAGTTTTACCGTTAAACTACAGGAGCACATTGGCGGAGATAGCAGGATTCGAACCTGCGGTCCATATTTCTATGAACGACGGTTTAGCAAACCGCTGATATAAACCACTCATCCATATCTCCATAACTTGGCGGAAGCGGTGAGATTTGAACTCACGGAACATTTCTGTTCGTCTGTTTTCAAGACAGGTGCAATAAACCAGACTCTGCCACACTTCCATTTTGGTGCGAGTAGCCAGACTCGAACTGGCACGACTTGCGTCGGCAGATTTTAAGTCTGCTGTGTCTACCGATTCCACCATACTCGCAAAACAATTGGCACGGCATGAGGGAATCGAACCCCCATTCTAGGTTTAGAAGACCTATGTCCTATCCGTTGAACGAATGCCGTATTGGCTCCGGTGGAGGGAATCGAACCCCCACTAACAGTTTTGGAGACTGCTGCGCTGCCATTACGCCACACCGAAATTGTATATACTAACGTCTACATTTTTAAAGAACGAACCGTGATTATAGCACGGTGGGAATTAAAGTCAACTCCCAAAACAAAAAACCCTCGAGATTCGCATCATCGAGGGTTTGGTATTCGAGTAACCTGTTTCGTTACATTGTAAAACCCCCAACTGAAACTCTACGTGATGCATTCCAGCTGCCTGTAAAATTAATCTCAGGCTGGCAATAAAAGGAATGTAACTGTATCGTTTTCATAGAAGGATTATACCTCGGGTTTGAATTAAAAGCAAGCACTTTATTCTTGCATTTCTATTTATATAATTTGTTAGAGTTTTTTTAACTTTTTATCTAAAAGTTAAGTTTCGCATGCGCCATTGGCGCAGCGATCGACAGCCCAGTAACCACGTGGTTTCTTGACTCTCTTTATTCTTTCAGGTGCAACAATTTTAAACACAACATCAGCGCCAACAGAATACTCAGTGTTTTCATACACCTTATCTTCTTCGTTGTATGACAATGTCAGTTGCTGCATTTGCGCAGCATTAAATGGTCTATGCATTACTAAGACGTTTCTTTTCAGTGTTATCTGACGAACCTCTGTCGTAACAACACCACCGTCATCTTTCTTTGTAATTTCTAAGATCATAGAATTCCTAAATCTGTTATCAGTTTTTTTGTAATTTTAGGATACATCTTCTGCAACTTTTGATCTTTAACAGCTAATAGAACCTTCGCTTCTGATTGTTCAATAGATTCAAGCAGGTCAATAAACAATTGTTCTCTCTTCGGTTTAGCCAGGTCTTTTCTTGTAAACACATATAGACGTTTAGACTCAAAGATCAAAGTTGTCGGAGCCATACCGACTGGGCTCTTGTCTTGCTTGTATGGTGGTTCTGATTCTGGGAGAATGAATTTCTTCTCTGGGTCGAACGCATACTGCAATATAAGTTTAAGAGCAGTCTTTGTCTTATATTTAGTATCTAACAAAGACGTGTCCTTGTTTACTTCATCTAAGATCTCATTTATTAGTTGCGTCATTAAAAATCCTCCAGTTCATCTAAGAGCATACGGCAGCGATGCTCCATAAGGTAGTTCATAATCGACATCTTGTCGCCAGTAGGACTATTTAGTTCGTATGTATCAAGGATAGTTTTCTTGATATTGTCAGGAATAAACTTAAAGTCAACCAGAGTTACATTACGATGCCAGTTACGACGTTCGGCATCATTGCGGCAAGCAATGAAACCATTGTCGATGAATTCCTGTAGACGCTTAGACGACACTGGAGTTTGACGACCCTCAGCGAGAAAAATATCATCAGCTGACAGGATGTTAGGAACACCATCACCAGCATCACCCTTAACGATATGCTCAATAGTAAATGGTTGGATCTCTTTCTTAGCAATAGTAACTTGTTTTTTCTGCATAGGCGACCATTGTTTCACGTTGTCATAAGCATGGAGTTGTTTGAAGTCTTTATCGCTAGAGATAATCATAACATCTTCAGCTGTACCAAACTCATTGCAGCGTTCGGTTAGAACTGCAATAACATCATCAGCCTCAGCACGTTCAATGTGCATAACTTTATAAGGAAAGTGTTTCGCGATATCATCACGGATTTCACTCAGCGTGTTAAAGATCAAGTTCCAATCTAGATCTGACTCTTCGCGATGCTTCTTGCGTGCTGCCTTGTAGTTCGGGAAGAACTCCTTGCGCCAATACTTCTTACCATCACAACAAATGACAACCTCACCATACTGCTTTGAATACTTTTTCTTGTAGTATTTCAAAGTTGACAGTGTGGTATGGCGAATCAAGTTTTTGATATCACCTTCGCTACCTTGCACCAGATCTTTCTTAAACGAAAGAATGTTAGCAAGAGCAACCTGCGAATAGTCAATTAGAATCATTTTAAAATACTTTCAAAATAATGCACTCTTCATTAATACGTCCATTCGGTTGAGCAGGTTTAGTAGTCAACTGTTTGAACGCACTGTTCAGTGCACGCTTACCCAGAGAAGCGAAGTCTTTGATCATCTCAGGTTTGCGTAGTGTTTTAGAAATAGAAGTAGTGATATCAAAGTTTATCATAGTTGTACCTTTGACAGTCAGCAGACCACCATCAGCAGGTTTGTATACGGTCAGACGACGATACTTCGTATTATATACCCAAACCTCATCAGAATTTACAAGTTTGGTTGGGTGTTCAGACTTCAAACCAAGTTCGGCAAAATCTGGCATATACTTAACTTTTGCTGCAACAACACCAGCAGGTTTTGCTTTGCGAGCACGTGGCTTACGTTGCGCCTTCGCAGTAACAACACGTTGTTGACATTCTTGAATAATCGATTCAATGAACGCAAGGAATCGTTTCAACTCAACTTTCTTAAAGTTACTGTATCCCTCAACGAGTTGATCATCATCGCCTTCAATAGTTTCCTCAAGTTCTTTCTTAAGAGGAATCCATGTTGTTGACAAATACTTTACGATGGGTGCGCCATAACTTTTGATTGGCGTCTTGAGTTTATAATCTTTCGGACAGCCAGCAGCAATAAAATCATCAATCTCACCTTCAATGTCACCAGCAACTTCACGTGCTTTCTCAAGAATACGATCTTGAATCGAAACAACCTGAGCCGAAACAACTTTCGGCTGATCTATTTTCTTAGGAACTTTTGATTTAATCTCATTGAACATTTCTCTCATGCGAATAATATGCGCATCAGAAAGAACCTGCTCACGTGTAATCAAACGTGCAAGTGTTCCATAAGATCTAAAGTAATAATCATCAACACGCTCAAGATCTCCAACAATGGCTGGATCGAATGACGCAATATAATTCAGCGCCCACTTCTTCTTTTCTTTGTTGTCGTGCTGATCGTTGTAATAG